AATTATTTTTATTTAGTATGGATAAAACTGTGTTTCTAACCGAATTTATCATTATCTACTTTTTTTACAAAGATAAGCAAAAAAAAAGAGGAGCAATAAAAAAGCCCCTCTCTAATCTATATGTTTTGATTGTTATTAGCTTAACAAACCTTCAAGCATTTTCAATGACTCAATTCCGTCATCACTTGATAAGTAAGAAGCGACAGTTTCCTTAGGGTCGTTACCATAAGGTACTGTTAACATTCTTGTTTTATTTGAGGATGTACTATACCATACCTCAGTATTGTTTTTTCTAAAGGAAAGTAACCCCTTATCAAAGAACATCTGAACATTACCTTGCAGTTGTAGCATTGGGTCTGTTAAAGCATCTAAGAAGTACTCAGGTTCTCTTTTTGCAAATACCAATAAATCACGTCTAAGCTCGGCTGTAGACATCTTAGATGTGTCTCTTCCGAATAAAACCCTTGTTACGTTTTCCATCATTTCAACATCAAGTTCTTTTGCAGCTATAAGTGCGTCAATCTCCATGTTTAACATATCAACGTCTGCTGAAGCGTCTTTTTCATTATCAATCTCTACGAATTTTACTCCATTAAGTGGGTGGTAATGTAAAAATTCCTGCAGCACAGGATTTGTTCTTGGAACACTTAACATTCCGTCTTCAAAAACTACAGGCTCTAATATTGCATTATCATCCTGCTCGTCTTCAAATGGTGATTTTTGGTTTCTTGCATAACGAAGAGCTCTATTTGTGTTAGTATCTTCGTCAAAATACATTAAGGAAAAATGTACTGAATTTCTTGTAGGCAGCATATAAGAAAGAGGAGCTGCATCTCTTGTTAGTTTGTAGAACTTATCTACGTTTTTTACTGTTTTCTTTTTCATTTGATATAATTGTTATTTGATTTATAATAAAAAAATAGAGGTCGCAATTTGCGACCCCTACCTTTAGTTTTAAACTTATGCTCCTTGGAATAGGAAGAAGTTGTTTGCACCTAGTGTACACACAGCTCTTTCAGACAAGAAGTGAACCTCCATAGCGTCTAAATCGCTAGTAGCAGCACCTCCTGCAGAACCTGTAATCCAAGTCTTGTATCGTCTGTCTTCAGTTTCAGAAGCTCTGTAACGAACGTGCAAGAATGGTCTCTTAGCATTTTTACCCATTACTTGGTCGTAAACAGATGTAGAACCTGCAGGAACTAATAATCCGTTTACAGTTCCTGATGCTAAACCACCTCTCATTGTTGGGTCGTTTAAGTACTTCCAATCTGACTTGTAGAAATCGTACCCTCTTCTGAATCCTGTGAATCCTAAGTTAAGAGCCATATCTTTGTCATTATCGAAAAGACCGTAAGATGTACCACCTGGTGAACCGTAAGAGTTCTGAGCAGCTAACATATCATCAATAGCAAAACCAGTAGCTCTGTTGTTGAATATTACGTTTTCTTCAATAGCACCTTGCTTATCTAATCTTGAAACGATAGCGTCAAAATCAGCTAATGATGAAGGAGTTCCTGTAAATACGTTCCCTCTATTTTCTACTACGTAGAAGATACCTTCAGAACCTTCAGCTATACCTGCATTAGTAGTGTTTGCCATTGGTACTGCTTCAATCATTGAAGTTTCCAAGTAGTCATCGAATCTCAAACGAGTTTCGTGCTCAGATTTCAAGTACCATAGGTATCCTGAAGCTCCGTTTTCAGTAGTAACCTCTACCCATCCGATTTGAGCCATATCAGAACCTGATACTGCATACTTATCTTTCAAGATAATTGGCTTGTTTTCGAAGATTGTACTATCAGCCTCCAAAGAACCTTTCATTCCTTCAGTTCCTTTTTTGAATTCAGAACCGTAGATAAATACAGTTAAGTCTGTACTACCTGCAGTAAAGTTTTGAGAAGCTTCGTAGTAAGCTACTTCAAAAGAATCTGTAGTATTTGCAGCAGTAACGATAGCTTTATTAGAACCTGATGCTGCAGAAATCATTACAGTTTGCCCTACTCTAACAGCAATACTAGCTGTCTGTAATGCACTTGTTCCGATTTGTCCTGCAGGAACTGTTATTGTAGCAGTGTTACCTCCTGTGTCAAGACTTGAAACACAGTTAGTGTATTTAGTGTGTAGTCTTCCTTGCTCTGACCACTTGATAAGGTCTGAGTTAGAAGGCATTTCTGCTCCTACCATTCTCAAGAATGAGGAGATTGTTCTGTTACCATATCTTTCGAATTCTTTCTCGTAAGTGTCTGGCAAGTACTGATTCAAGAAATTGAAATCAGTGATGTAGTTTGTTGCCGTTGGAACTCGATTAGCACTTGGCTGTAAATCAAATCCTGGCGTTGGTGATACTGGCATAATTTTTTGTTTTTTTAATGTTAATGTTTATTTTTTACTTCTTATTTTTAACCCCCTTCCACTATCGGAATTTAGGGCTTTAATTTGAACTCCCCCTTTAGAAGTAACTTCAGGTGTTCTGCGGTCAGACATATTCACGTTCTTAGTCTTTCTCATTACATCGTCAACTGCTTCAGCTTTACCTTGCTCGTAAAAGAACTTGGCAAACTTTTCAGGGTTCATTGCTACGGCTAATGACTTATGGTATCCGACAGCATCCTTAAGTAATCCATTTTCGTCCAAAAACTTTTGAATAAAGTTCTGTGGATTCTCTTGCATTGACTTCAATTCTGCTGCATCACCCGGAGAGAACGAAACCTTCTTATTCTCGTCAACGGAAAACTCAAAACCTTTGAACTCTCCTCCGAAAACTTCGTTAGTTTTCTGTGTAAACCATTCAGATTTACGATTTGCTTCCTCTTCGTAAGTGGTTGCCTCTTGAACATACTGCTTATACTCCTCTAAAGCCCTTGCGTCTTCCTCAGAAATAGAACTCCCACTTGACTCAAGAGGAATCCTGTATTTTTCTTTCTCAGACTCAAAGTATTCTTTGGCCTTAGCAATAGTTTTCTTTTTATTTATTTTAATCTTCTTAATATCAGACTCCTCGTCAAAGTCTTCATCATATTTAAACTCCTCCATTAACGAATCAATGTCCTCGCTATCTAAACCTTTCTCGGTAGCCATTAAGTAATCTCTCAATAACTTATCAGGATTTTCAGAATCAATGTCTCTGTTTAATTTAACAAAGTCATTAATACCTCTTCCTGTTTCTTTTTTGTACTTGTAGTAAGCTGCAACATCTTCTGGAAGTTCTTCAGCTTGTTCTCTAGCTGCTGTAATCTCTTCCAATGACGTAAGCTCCCTTCCGTACTTGTTTTTAATAAATGAAAGAACGTCCTCTTCGTTTAATTCTGCTTTAGTCTGCTCAGTAGTAGTATTTACTTCAGGAGCTTCAACTTCAGGAGTAATATTTGTTGTCTCATTCGAATCGCTAAACTGCTCCTCATGTTTTTCAAGCAATGCTTGTTCAACTTCTGCTACAGACTTTTCTTCTACTTCCGATACTTCTTTTACTTTAATTTCCATTTTTATTTAATTTTATTTGCAAATATAATATTTTTTTTGTTAAGGATTTTAAGCATCCCTTATTTACCTAGGATTGAACTCAGCAAAATCAAAACCATCTAAACTATCTTCATTTGATTCGAAGTTAACGGGTGGTAAATTATTCTTTCTTTGCTCTATTAATTTAGATTGCTGAGTACTTTGCTTGCTAATTCTTTTATCTTTAGCGTCCTCTTTCATCTTCTCTTTTTCGTTCATTGCTCCAACCTCTACACCCTTAAGCTGCATCTGTAAACCAAACTCCTTATCCATAAGAATCTGTTTCAATTCAGCCTCTCTTTCCATCTTAAACATCATGGATTCTACTTCGGCTTGATTAATCTGTATTTTAGACTGAGTTTCAGCTTCTATCTTCTGCATGGCTGTTTGAGCAGCAAGTTGTTGTGATTGTAGTTGCTGCTGAGAAACCATTGCTTGCTGCTGCATCTTCATCTTTTCTTCCCTGTCTTGCTTACCAATTCTCTTCATCTTTAGCAACTGATTTGCTAACTTGATGTTTTTAATCTCTCTAATATCAATCGCATCCTCAAGGTTGATGTCACCTTTAGATAGAGCCATCTGTATATTTTGAGCAAGCTCAGCTTTTTGCTCCTCATCTGGAGATATTTCAATAAAAATACCAAAGTCATAGATGTATAAATCAGAAATCTCATTAAGGATTCCTACGTTATACTTACCTATTTTATTTACGAAATCTTCTTTAAAATCAGAATACTCTAATATATCAGCAACCCTGTAAGATATAGCTTCAGACAACCCTCTGTATATGTATAGACTTGCATCAAGAATATGTCTTGTTGCTGTGTTTGAGTTTAATGCTGCTAATTTCTGAACTCCAACTAAAGCATTTGAGTCAGGAGTTGAACCATCTCTTGCCTCGTTTAGACCGGTTACAGACCTAATCATATCTAAGTAGTGATTATAGTTTCCTATAAGCATCTGAGCCTTTGAAGCTCCTGAATTAGAATTAAGCTGTGTAATAGGGATTCTAGCATTATTAAACTCTCCATCTTGAGTATACGACCTACCAATAACAGAACCTGTCTGGAAGTATAATCTCAAAGCATCTTCTGGATTGTAAGCAGCACCTGTTCCTAAGTCAACCTCATTAAGACCATCTGCATCAATAAATACACCGTCAGGAACAACTTTAGCGATAACTTGCTGAAGTTTTAAGTGTGTAATCTGAATCAAATCAGTGAATGGAATCATTCTTCTAACCAAAGATTCAATATTTCCTTTGTACATTCTTGGAGCAACAGCTACATAATTTGGTATTGCGTGCTGAGATGATGATTTTGGTCTAACCATATTCTCAGACATTTCCCACTTCAATATGATGTTTGTACCCATAACCATAACCCCATCATACCAGACATCAATAGTTTTTTCAACTTTCTCGAATTTAGCTTCTTCCATCATTTCAACCGGAGGATTAAAGCTATCATCCTTTTCAATCATTTTTATGTTTCCGTTATCAGAAACTTTTTTCTTGTAAACAATCTTCTTAGTTGTCTTGTAGTTGAAGTATAGAAGTGTAGCAGTATCTCTATAGAAAATATCATTATCATAGTACTGAGATACGTTATAGTAATCATACCATCCCTGACCACTCTTAGATATGTTTTCTAATTGTTCGTTAGTTATAGATGGGTCAATCTTTCTTAATTCATTTATATGAGTAGTCTTTATTTCTCCCCAATAAAAACAATCCTTAAAGTGAGGGTCTCAGTAT